ATTTTTTTTTCTTGCGACCCTGTAAAACCACCCACGATGCCGTATGCCCGATACGCCCGTCGTCGAAGTATGCGTAAGCGTACTCACTTTAAGCCTCGCTATCATCGCAAGAAAGCTGTACCTGTCCCTAAGGTTAAGCGAACAGTCCGTCGAACCGGCAGGACGAACGCCATGGCTATCAACCGGCTCGCTCGCCAGGTTAGCTATCTTCAGCAGGCCAAGTACGGATCCATCCAGCGCAACTTTCAGCTCTCCAACCTGATGATACCGTTTGCCACACAACCCATCATCACCGACATCATGGACTTCTCATGTCGTCGCCCAACTTCTGCCGGTGCTAACTTCGCTCAGTACAATACTGCTACACCCCCCGTTCTTTCGATCGTTGGTAATTGGACCCCGTCCACCAACCTCTTCCATGCAGATCAAAATTTAGATGTACCGGACACAGGTAAGTATCTTGCACTGTCTTGTCATGTCACTATGCGCTTCCAAGCCGTCCCCTCCATCACTGATTGCCGCGTCCGCGTCGACCTCTTCTCTGTTCGGTCTAAGGCTATCACTACCGTCCCCTCAGGCCAGCCAATATTCTCTCTCCCTGCTTCTCTTGAACAGCTCACCAATCTAGCTAACCCCGAGCTCAACAAGCTAGGAGGGAACCCTTACATCAAAGTCTGGTCCACGAAATGGCTGTATCTATCTTCATCTCGTAATGCGGGCACCGGTACCGGTGGTGGTCAAAACCCTGGCCCCGCCGTCACAGGCAACTCCGGCTACCTGTCCTTCTCAATCAACCCCAAGGGAGGCAAGCTCCGCAACCAGCTAATCACCGCCCCCTCCACTCCCCTGGACCCCGAAGCCCTGCTTGATGGCAACTGGGGTCCCTTCAACGTCCCCCAGGACGAAAAACTCTGGCTCCTCATTTCTTGCAGTGATACTCAAGCTGGCGGCCTACCAGGTAACGCTGTTTCCGTTCAATGCTCTCGCACTGTAACATGGAGAGATCCTATCGGAAAGTCTTCACTCTAACTCCGGTACATAGCCACTTGGTCGGTTCCCACCTCGGATGTTTCAAAAAAAGATAGGGCGCGTAAGCGCCGTCAGAGGACACTCGCTGTGTCAGTTTTTTTTTCGCTGGCACCAGTCAAACAACCCGTCATGCCTCGTCGTGATGTTGACCATTCCTCGCAAGTCGCCGTCTATGACTTCACCTTCTTTGGGCCCAAAGGTGGATCACTACCCGACTACGAGTCCTTCATCAAGCTCCTTCAGCCCCTGGCCAAGCGTTGGGTCTTCCAACTCGAAGAATGTCCGTCGACCGGACGTTCCCATTACCAAGGCCGACTGTCCCTCATCAAGAAGCGACGTCAGCCCGAGCTCTGCGGTATCCTGAACGCGTCCGACCTCCGTGGTATGGATGTGTCCGAGTCCTCCAACGAGTCCAAGTCACGAGAAATTTTCTATGCCATGAAGCAAGAAACCCGCGTCGATGGTCCATGGTCCGACGTCACCTACCAGCCTCCGCCCTATATACCTCGTCAATACCGCGGACTTATTGACCGCCTCTATCCGTGGCAGCAAACGGTACTCGACTCCCGTTCGCAGTTCAACGACCGCATCATCGATGTCATCGTCGACCCTACAGGATGCATTGGCAAGTCCACAGTTGCTTCACTTGGACGTCTCTACTTCGGATGTCTTGATCTTCCTCCCATCTCTGACCACAAGGAACTCCTCCAGATTGTCGAAAACCGACTCCGTGCCAAGGAGTGTCGTTCACCGGGGATTGTGTTCGTGGATTGTCCACGCTCCCTCGACCAGAAAAGAATGGGTCCGTATTTCATTGCCATCGAGCAGATCAAGAAAGGCTTTGTTGCCGACGTGCGATACCACTACTCTGAGTGGGACTTTGATTCTCCACGCGTCTGGGTCTTCATGAACCGTCATCCCAATGTCGACTACCTCAGTATGGACCGCTGGCGCTTTCATCATGTCGATCCAGCCACCAAGGATCTTGTTCCGTATGTCCCCATGGACGATGATCCAATTGATCCAAAAAGTTAAAGGAAAGAGGTAAGGGAGTTTGGTCGGTATTACAATCTGCGGCTTGCCCGCTGCCCCAAACTCCCGGCAGGGGGATTCGTCGTCCGACGAATTTTTTTTTCTTGCGACCCTGTAAAACCACCCACGATGCCGTATGCCCGATACGCCCGTCGTCGAAGTATGCGTAAGCGTACTCACTTTAAGCCTCGCTATCATCGCAAGAAAGCTGTAC